GTTATGTTAAACATTCTAATTTCGGGATCAATAATAGCAGTCAATACCTGAGAAAATTTACCAGAATCAAATTTGCTAATAATATTCGTCACCTTATAAACACCACTAAATGTTTCTACATCAATTAGTTCTGGTTGATCTGTTGTTTCGTCGGGGCTATAGTTTCTCGGTGTCCTGAATCTAATTACAAAGAAATTATCGGATCCATTAACATTAACAGCTTTTTCTTTTCTAAAATGTTCTTTCTTAATCCAGTCAATCGGATCACCGCGTGTCGAAATATGTATGGCCTCGCCATTGTCTGCAAAAGGTTGCGGGAATAACCAAAACGGGTCTCCCTTGATTGTTAGATTCATATTAGCAAACGAATTATCGTACGAGCTGTGCAACGCAACTGAGAACAGATTTGAAAGCTTCTGTATGCCCGAATTACTCTTTGATTCTACTCCTAGCCCTACCTGAAAATCCTGAAGTGATTCTTGAAATGCTACAGGCCTTAATTTTCCACTTGCCGACTTCATGAAATTAGTATAAGCATTTATTGCTTCTTGTGATTTGATATTTACATCAGAAATAAATTTTAGACCAGATTGCGGTGTTGCAAGACTTTGCGCTGCTAGTTTGGGATTGCCCAATGTTCCATCTTTATCGAATCCTCCGGCGCGCTGCATTACATTAACAACATTTAACTTGCCGGCTGTCGCTTGTGCTTTTTGCAGTATTTCTGCTTTTTTTGTTTCTGCGCCAGATAACTTAGCTGTATCAATACTTTTTTGTAGCTCGGCATTTAATGCATCGACTTTAGTGGCGTCCGATTTCTTAGCATTATTCTGAAATGCCATTGCTGCACTAAGCGCCTTGGTTACTTTAGCTTCGTCTGCAGCATGGGTTTGCGCTACCACACCCATATCGCTCATAGAGGTACTCTGAAATATGCCACCAAATCTTGACAATCCGGTTGTGTATGCGTTATTCACAGTAAGATCAAGATTTAGGATTTGATCATTTAATCCTGTAAAGATATAACTATATTTTTTCTTTAGAATTTTTTTATCTATATAAGACATTAATCGTTTTCTTTCGGCAGCAACAGTATTTGGTTCGGTTGCTTGCTGAAACACATTAGCCTCAAGAACACCTAGGTCATATTTTACAATATAGTAAACAAACTCTTTTGCTATATCATTTCGTCTTGCATCAAACTGTAACGGGATTGTGTCTGTAACAATTCTCCAGAATGGTTTTATCTGTGTTGCTTCCTGATCAATGGGAACACCTTCTGCACCTGGTGTTTTTGATTGCTTCATACCTATTTGATATTCTTCTGTCTGTGCAAGCAAAGAGTCGACAATCTTATCAATACTCGTACTTGCTTGAAAATAGGCATCCTTGTTATCAAATTTTATAAAATTATCAGCGCGGCGAGGGTCTTTGTTTTTTGTATTAGATGTGATTTTGTATCCCTTAATGTCGGGATCAACCACAATTTTGTAAGAATCCGGAATGCTATAATTATCTATAAGAGTTAATAATTGATCTGCATTTAATTTTTCTTCTAACTCTACCATTGCCTGACCAAATGTTTCTATATTATTTAACACCACATTATGCTTGGTAGAAGATATAGAATTTGATAAAGCAAAGTCGTTATACAATACTGCAACAACTTCATATCTTGTTCCTACAGTTGATACATTAGCCTTCATCGATGTTACTTTTATAGGCCATAACCATTTCAGCGCACCTAATTCTGTAGAGGACTCCGGTTCTGAATCTACTGGATTTCTTCCGCGAAACTGTAACTGGAGATACATAGGCATTGCATTCCAGTTACCTATGCCGAGCGCAATCGATTCGTAGAAAAGTTTATCAACAAACCCTGCACCGGATGGTTCGACTATTTCAAAGGTAAAATTAGTAGACACACCTGTGCCCGATTCGTTGCTCGGTGTTGTAATTGCCTTAATTTCGACTTTATCGATAGTAAGATCTGTTACACCTGATTCAGCAATAATTGTCTGAACTGTCGGGTCTAATACCTTGCCGGAAGTTGATGCATCGGGCGTGGTAATAAACAATTTCCAATGATAGGTTACAACATCGTAATTATCTAATATATTAGGTTGAAATTTTGTCTTTAAAGAAATCGGGTCGTTGGCACCGGTTGTATCGCTGGTATTACTTTTATGCGCGTAAGGATTTCCGTACGCACTTGCTGGTGCGCTTCCACGACCGCCTTGTGCATTTGACTGTCCAGTAAGCGAATTTATTGCACTGGTTGCTTTAAATTTTGCATTGTCAATTGCGTTAGACACAGATGCTTTGGCTGCCGAAACTGTATCAGACAGGTCCGACATGAATGACTTTGGATCTCCCATTTTACCTCTTTAGAATATTTGCTGGAATATAAATTTCTAAACCTGCTACGAAATCATTTATAGGATCTATAATTAGGTCCGGATTTCTGATGCAGAATACCCACCACAGCCCGGGTGTACCGTATTCGGCCTGGCTCATTAAATCCGGACGCTGATCATACTGCGGAGGAATAATAGCGATCTTATCAAAATCACTTCTAGGAACTTCACGGGGGACCCAGAAATCTAGGTACCAGTTCTTTACAGGTGTTACCAGGTACTGACTTGTATCTTTACTATTTTGTGCCATTAGATATAACCCTTATTAATCAGTGCGCCTCTTCTAAATTCGTCGAGATTAAATTCATTTCTAAGATTAATAGGAATGTATTGTGTATCTAATTCAATAGATACAGCTATATGCGTCGGGACATACGAATATCCGTCGGTTGATCCTGGCGCAAGTGTCACCGGCGATCCGCTATATCCGGCAGTGTTTACCGGAACATAATCGATATTTGCATCATATGTGTAATCAAAAGATTTCACAATTACCGGTACATTGTTAAACTGATATTCGCCGAGATAATTAAATTTCAGTATAGGTGGCGGAGTACCTGCTTTGTTATACGGATTGATACCAAAATATGATTTCGTAACGGAACGGAAGAAATGAAGAACCGACAATAAATATAATGCTTCATCGGTTGTCTGCGCAGTAAATTCAGCAGCAATAGTTATAATTTTCGGATACGACCTAACATAAGCATTGTATCCATAGTCTGTGTGAATAAATCCGGTAGAGTCATATTCAGCAGCACTACCCGATGTTACAGATGGTGTATACGGAAACAGAACACCTCTTGTCGACCACAAAGGATACAAAATATTATTGGGACTATTCGGGCCAAGAACAGACTCACAATTCTGCATACTCTTTGGCTGCAATCTCGCTCTATAATCTTGTTGTGGCATGAATTTCTCCTAACTTGCTTATTTATCATGAACATAAAGTGGTATGTTAATTGCGGAATTCTTGACCTATCGTGCAGGCCCTGCTATACTACAAAAAATTTCTAGGAGATTACCTAATGACACAAATGATTGACGACGACCAACCAGAGGTTATCGTGATAGCTCCGGCAAAGAAAATCAATTACCTCAACAATAAGGACATGCTAAAGGAAATTCATCGTAGCAAGAATTCTTATTCAGAATACATTGATCCAAAGTACAGCGACTATGATGTCATTGTAGATACTCTTCAAGAAATCTTTCTTCCTGAAGTTCAAGAGCGCGGTAAGGTTGTAAGGGCTGCAAGACTAAGCGTCTCGGCATTTGAGGCTGTTGTAGCTAGTGGTACAAGAACAGATAAACCCAAGCTGTCAGAGTTCAAAGTAAAGCCGGACACAATTTCTGTAGACGACCTTGTATTTAGAGTGCTTACATTTGAACACATTCCGCTCGCTCCAGGCCGTAAGAAGAATCCGAAGAGCGTTGCCGACAGTTATGTCAAACTAAACTTTTCGCCCTTCAAGCATTACATTATCGAAAATGGTGAAGCAAAGGAAGTTGGCAGATCGCATTCAAAGAAAGGCAAGTTTAGTGCCGAGCACGGTTCTATTACAAATAAGCTTGCTAAGATGTTCATCCTAATGGTCAACAAGTATGCGCAACGCGGCAACTGGCGTGGTTATACATATCTTGACGAAATGAAGGGCCAATCGCTTTTACAGTTAGCACAAATGGGACTCCAGTTCGACGAGGCACAAAGTGACAACCCGTTCTCGTATTATACGATGTCGCTGCAAAACAGTTTCACAAGAGTGCTGAACTTAGAAAAGAAAAATCAAGATATTCGGGATGATCTATTAATCGATAGTGGTGCAAGTCCTAGTTTCTCAAGGCAGTTAGCTCTTGAAAACGAAATTAGACGACTTAGAGAAGATGCACAGGAATCGGCTAAAGATGACAACGAATAAACTATTTGAAAAATGTGTAGCATTTAGTGATATTCATTTTGGCTTAAGGCATAACTCTAAAGACCACAACGAAGACTGTTTAGAATTCGTAGATTGGATTATTAGCGAAGGGCAGAAAAGAGGGGCAGAGACCTGCCTCTTCTTAGGTGACTGGCATCACCACCGGTCAAACATTAATATCCTTACACTAGATTACACAATGCAGGCATTGCGAAAGCTTAATAATGCCTTTAAGAAAACTTACATAATGGTAGGCAACCACGATCTTTTCTATAGAGAGAAAAGGGAAATTCACTCTATGGTAGTTGGAAGCGAGTTTCCAAACATTATTCTTGTTGACGAACCGACTGTTATCGATGATGTTGCACTTATTCCGTGGCTTGTAGAAGAGGAATGGAAAAAGGTTACTGACATTAAGACAAAATACCTATTCGGGCACTTAGAGCTTCCGGGCTTTAAGATGAACGCTATGGTAGAAATGCCTGATCACGGGACCTTAAACGCAGATCATTTTCAACATCAGGATTATGTCTTCTCGGGGCACTTTCACAAGCGCCAGACAAAGGGAAAGATCAACTACATTGGCAATCCGTTTGGGCACAACTATTCAGATGTGTGGGATTTCGAACGCGGTGGTATTTTCCTGGAGTGGGGCAAAGAACCCGAGTTTATGGATTATGAGGCAGGGCCTAGATTCATTAGCATTAACCTTTCTGCGTTACTTGCTAACCCCGATCTGTATCTTAAGCCAAAAACATATCTACAAGTTACATTAGATTTAGATATCACATATGAAGAAGCTGTATTCTTAAGAGAGACTTTTCTAACACAATACAATGTTAGAGAATTCAAGCTTGTAAGAAATCAAGAAGACGAACTTTCGAAAGATTATTCAGGGGATATTACATTCAAGACAGTTGATCAAATTGTTATCGAACAATTGACAAATATCGAAAGTGATGCTTTTGAGACAAATAAGCTTATCGAAATATACAATAGGCTATAATACATGCTGAAAATAAATGCACTAACAATAAAAAACTTCATGAGTATCGGTAATGTTACTCAGTCAATAAATTTTAGTACCAGCGATTTAGTATTAGTGTTGGGTGAAAACCTTGACTTAGGTGGCAACGATAATCGAAATGGTGTAGGTAAATCTACAATTGTGAATGCCTTGTCATATGCACTATATGGATCCGCATTAACAAGTATTAAGAAAGATAACTTAATTAATAAGACAAACATGAAACATATGCTTGTCACATTAATTTTCGAAGTTAACGGTGTCGGTTATAAAATCGAGCGCGGTCGTAAACCTGGTATCTTCAAGTTCATTAAGGACGGCGACGAAGAAAAGGACGACGGCAACGAGAAGGATAAGGATTCCAATGAAGCCCAGGGCGAGAACAGGCACACTCAAGAAGAAATTGAACGCTTGATTGGTGTTTCGCACGATATGTTCAAACACATCCTTGCGCTGAATACTTATGTCGAGCCATTTCTTGCCTTAAAGACTGGTGAGCAACGAGTTATTATCGAGCAATTGCTTGGTATTACTAAGCTATCCGAAAAAGCTGAGAAGCTAAAAGACGAGGCAAAGGTAACAAGAGATGAGATTAAAGAAGAAGAGTTTAGGATCACCGCAGCTACGGAAGCAAACAGGCGTATCGAGACGAACATTAAGGGGCTTGAGAGCAAATCGATGGCGTGGGAATCCGCTAAAGTGGGTAGGATTGACACTTTGCAGAAGTCTATTATGGAGATGCTTAGTGTCAATATCGACGACGAGATCGTCCTACATAAGTCCAAGAAAGAAGTGGAAGATCTCAACGCGGAATATAGGTCGCTCGCAAAAGAACTCGCTAATCTCGAAAAAGAAGTTACGGAGTCGACAAAAACCGTAACAAGGCTCGACAAGGTTCTTCTTAGTTCGACTGAGAAAATCTGTCCTACATGTTCGCAAGAGATGGACAAAGACACGCACGACAAAGTCCATAACGAGTATTTGCTGCAACATCAAGAGACTCAGCGCAAATTGCAGGAAAAAACTGCAAAGCGCGACGAAGTTAAAACACTTGCAACGTCTGTCGCATCGCTTATTCCTAAGCTACCAGAGACATTTTATGCAACCATCGATGAAGCATACAATCATAAGACCACACTTGATACTCTAGGTAATAGTTTATCTGCTGAATTAGAAACAGTAAACCCGTATACAGACCAAATCGAGTCATTGCGTCGCGACGGTTTGCAAGAAATTAGTTTTGACAAACTAAATGAGCTTGTTAAGTTACGTGACCATCAGGAATTCTTACTGAAATTACTTACCAACAAAGATAGTTTCATCCGTAAGAAAATTATTGACCAGAACTTAACATTCCTAAATCATAGGTTAGCACACTATCTGGCAGACATCGGGCTGCCGCACGAAGTAAAATTCAAGTCGGATCTTGAGGTTGAAATAGGTATCTTAGGTAAGGAATATGATTTTGATAATTTAAGCAGAGGTGAACGTACTCGATTAATCCTATCCCTTTCATGGTCATTTAGAGATGTATATGAATCAATGAATGATAAGATTAATTTATTGTTTATCGATGAGTTGATAGATTCGGGACTGGATTCCAGCGGTGTAGAATCGTCATTAGCAATTCTAAAGAAAATGGGTAGAGACAACAAGCGCAATATCTATCTTATTTCTCACAGAGATGAATTGATCGGTCGAGTCTCAAATGTTCTAAAGGTTGTTAAAGAGGGTGGGTTTACTTCATTTGAAAATAACGAGACAGAGGTCTGATGCTCTTGCAAATTCAAAAACATATCGTGTAGACTAGTCGAATAATAATTATAAGGATTTCTATGACAACAAAACAACAAATTCTATTACGTGATATCATCTTTAAAAAATTACCCGGTATTGCAGATGATATTCTTATGCAGGAATATATACTAAAACTTATAGAATTATATCCAACTAGTGTGGATGTTGAAAATTTAATAGAACATTCATTAGCTCACAAAGGTGGATATGAATTTGTTGACGAAGCTGCAAAGGATTTTAACGATAAAGACGAGTCAGACTCTAAAACAGTTTCAGTAAATCCAAAAACAGGTAGGGCAGAAATTATCGGGCTCGAAAATAAAATAGGTTCTATTAGAATTACAATCTATAATCCCATTTCACCCGAGGCTACATCTTTCTTATACATTCCTCGAGCACACCTTCCGCTATTAATACGAGAATGTTTCGGAACAAACGAAGGTAAGAAACGTCTTGTTATTACCTGGAGCAAGAAGAGACCGAAACGTTTTAAAGACCAAAAAATCGGTTACTTCAACATGTATGAAAAATTTAGGGTAGACACGTTTGAGGAACTTGCTGAGATGACTGATGAGAAATTTTATCAGTTAAATCCGTCCCTTCAGTTGAATACTTCTTTACTAAGTCCCGATTTGGCTGCTGACTCCAGAAGTGATCCCATTCTACAAACATCCAGCCTTTATACGGCAGATAACGATCAGCAAGAAATCCTAGATTCTGAGGATACACTACCCATTTCTCTTTCCTGCTAATCTTAATAAGAATTAGATTCAAGTCTCCCTCATCCTCGACGTCGTGCTGCTGTTGTATCCACGCGTCGAGGATTTTCACGTCTGCATACCATAGCTGGTGAAACGGAAAATCGGCATACGACTTGCATTCTAGATTCCAATGCTTCCACGACTCCGGTGGGTGAATATCGCCTTTCTTACTTTGCACTTGTGCGCTGCCGAGTGTTTCTTTACGGAAGTTATTCTTACCACCGACAAAGGCGCCGGAAGATGGAATCCTAATAAATGTTTCTCCATAGGTTTCAGTTAGAAATTTTGAAACTTCTAATTCCCATGCATTTCCCTTAGCCTTGCTCTTACTGGGCATCTAAATTTTCCTTTAATATGGCTTCTATATTTTGCCTATCTTTTTTAATAGCATAGTAAGTTCGTTCTCTTATGCCTGTCACATCTCTTATTTCTTTTCTAGATTTATTTTCGTCTAAGAGACGAAATATAGTGTTATAGTATTCTTTTTGGCAGATTATCAAACTTATACTATGTTTTTTTCGTGCCTCACTAATATTTCTACGACCGTTTTCCGATTTAGGCTTTTTTAATGCATTTCCTAAATTTTTCTTATGTTCTTTTGTTCGTGTAGTTTTTTTCACACCCCTATTACCGCAACCGTTTTTATTTCCAATTCTTGCCAGACTCATTTTGGCACGAGTTTCAGGACTTACTATTTGATTCTTATTTGCGATACTAAGTTTCTGTTTGTGCTCTTCAGTCTTAGGAACACCTTTTCGAACTTCGGATAATCTTTTTTTATGCCATCCGTATAGTTTATTGTTTCTTACTACGCCCTGAGTGGATTGGCACAGCATTAAGACGGCATAAATGAGATTTTTATTATCAGGATATATTTTTACAAGTAGCTGATGTGCTAAGAAATGTTCTTCTGGGGTAAGAATGGCAATGTTATTGTCGTCATCGGTCCCGTTCATACATTTTGGTATAATATGATGTCTTTCGGTGTACCCTTCGATATGTCGTGTCTTTGATCTATTGATTAGTTGTTCGTATATTTTTCTATAGTTCATAATAACACCTTTTTATTATTTATCCTCTTTTTATACCATAACTATACACTTATGGATTATGGAGTGTAAGTAATTATAAAGGAGACACTATGTACACAGTAGCATTTGAAAAGGCAGTCGATCATGCGATGCTTTATGAAGTAGGTGGTTTTTGGAAATTAACCCCAGAAGTTGAGGCTGGCCTAATCGGAACCGCAGCGCAGAAAAAAGCTGTAGGATATACCAACGATCCACACGATAACGGTGGCGAGACAAAATTTGGAGTAGCAAAGAATGCTAACCTAGATCTCGACATTAAAAATTTAGACTGGAATGGTGCAAAAGAAGTGTACTATCGCCGTTATTGGGTCAACGGGTCTTGTGATAAGTTACCCGGTCGAATTGCTGTATTACATTTCGATGGTTGTGTAAATCACGGAGTAGGTCGTGCTAACAAATTTCTTCAAAGAGCCCTCAA